ATGGTCGTCAGTTTCAATTACTTTCGTTAAGTCTATCTCTTGAAGATGTTTAAACATTTCATCGAAGGTTTCTTTAGTACAATCTTCAAATGGAGCTTGTTGATAAGTGCCTCCATCGTAAGGTAGTACAGAGATACCAGTATAATTATAACGATTCTCCCACATCCATTTACCACATTCTTCCCACTCATCATTCTTTAAAGAGATAGTGCATGATACATTATGCTTATTATCCCCTCTAGAATGACCACCTGCTACCCACTCTACATTAAAGCGTTTAACTCGTTCTAAGATTTCTGTATAGCTCTCAGTACGAAGAATAGAACCTTCAGGAGCTTTCTGAGGAAAACTCATAACTGCTTCTAAGTGAGGTTTCCATACACAATCTTCAATGAGGCTAGGCACTGTATTAGTCATGTAAGTGTATAGTGGCTCATTCTTACCTACTCTCATCCTACGGATATAATAATCATTATGCCAAGCATGAATACCACTACTACTGCCCAATACAAGAGAAGTAGTGCCTGCAGGCTTAACAGTAGTAATTCGTGCGGACTCTTTAATCCCAATGAGATTAGCAACTCTCTTATTTTCTTCTTTAGTAACATTAGCAGCCTCTTCTAAGTTAAGTTTTAATACTCCACCTGAAGCAATACCAGTCATAGATACACCAAGTAAAGCATCTTCTTCAGAAGTTTCTTTCCATACACTTCTTAGATAATGGAAGTCAGTGTACCCTGCTTGCATTGTTCCAATGAATGTAGCAGCTTTAACACGAGCATTTAGCTCTTCTTGTGTCGTGACATCTGATACATTAACCTCAACTAGATTACAATAAGAGTTTGGTCTTAAACTAATCTCAGCACATGGGTTAGTGCCTACATCATAGTTATTAGTCCAAAACACTCCAGGTTCACCTGATCCTGATTGCTCTACTCGTTTCCAAATAGAGAACCATTCTTCTTCTGTAATCTCTTCACGATTTAAAGCTACAGAGTTATTAGCTCTACCTCGTTGTGGATTTAGTTCGTACCATGTTCCACTCTTAGCTGACATCATGTCCATATCATCTTTATCAAATAAAGAGATTAGAGCAGCTCTACGAATACCACCTGATAGCACTGCATCAGCAATATGGCATATCATATCATGAACTTCAATTGGTTCTAACTTACGACCAATAGCATTGTTCATAACACTACGAAGTTTATCTAAACATATTCGTAATGGGTCAGGTCCAGGGGCTTTACCACCTGAGGTAATGAGTCTTGCACCCTTCGGTCTAATATCTCTAAAGTCAAATACAGGGTCAGACTTACCAAGAGTATAAGCTTTAACAAGAACTTTAATAGCATCAGCCCAACCTTCAATGGAGTCTCCTACCAAGAATCTTCGTTGTTTAGAGGATGGACCAACGATAGTAGGGAGTCTATCTGTGTGTCTGCGTTGAACGCTGAAGCCCACGCCACTTCCCCCAAGTAAGTTAAACATGGTCTCACTGAAAACGGCAGGATGGTCGACAGGGGAATAAGCACAATTGAACATACGATTATTGCTAAGTTCAATAGGAGTACCTCCAAATTGAAGACTACGCATAGAAGGCAATACTTGACGATTGTAAACATATTTGTAAACATCTTTAATTTCCTCTTTCAATTGTGGGTACTTCTTCATGTGCATTACCATGTTACGACTAACAAGCTCTTCCCAAGTTTCTCTGCGTTGAGCTTCAGGGACATATTTAGCATATTTATTAAATATGGTTATGTCACTTAATATCTTCTGACTTTTATCCATTATCTTCTTTCTTATAGCGTAGTTATATAAATTAATCGGAGGAAGAACTATCTCCAAGTTCCAGTTCACTGACCAACTTGTCGAACCTATCTTCAATTTTGTCTTGGAAGGCATAGACTAAATCCTCAGTAGTAAGTCCGAGAAGGTCAATTAAATCTACTTCTGAAACTTGTTCAATAATCTTTTCTTGTAATTCTGTTAATGTTATCATGTTTTCAATTCTTTTAATAACTCTACATAGTGAATGACTTTATCTAGGTCTTTAACACCACCTTTGTCTTTCCATCTGCAGATATATTTAATTATGTTTCCCTCAATAAAAGGTATATTATTTTTAGTTATAAACTCAATCGGTTGTATAGTAAATTTCTTATAATGATCTCCTTCTACTTGTTTATCTAATGCTGATGTAGTTCTATTCATTGACATAAAGTTCCTTATACATTAACAAACTTCTCCCCTGCTTTATGGCTAATACTCTTAGTACCTCTGAACCAATTTCCACATCCTTGACATTGGAAGCGTTGATACTTAGCATTAGCAGTGAGTGCATATCCCCTTTTCTGATGATGTTTTCCACCACAATTAGGGCAGACTAAACCATCTTCAGATAATACAGATAAATTCAAATGATTCTTAATCCATGGCTTAAAGCGTTGATAGACATTCTCCAAGAGGACAACATCATTCTTATTATACTTCTCCATAGTCTTCCAGGCTTGTGGATCTTTGTTTAAACATTTAATCCAAAGCTCATGTCCCTCGTGTGCTGTTTTCTTGCCAAGTCCTAATGCTTGAGAAACATAGTCTAGTTTGTTAGATACAAATCTAAACTGTCTCTTAGCAACTTGCAATAAGTCAATCTGTTTAAACGGAGCAGGAGGTGTCATACCATTAAGAATAAAATCTTTATTAAGGGTCGGAATATCAAATCGAGCCCCATTATAGTGAATGACTGCGTCAGCCTCGTCTAGAAGTTTGTGAATACCTTGTAGCATCTTCTTTTGTGACGACTTATTCACTGAATCAAAGATAACTTCTTTCTTACCTAACCACTTCGCTGCATAGCATAGTGTTGTAGAACTTTCAAGGATTTGGTTCAATCCAATGTTCTGATCCCAAATGCCCCACGCATGAACAGTATTGGGACTTGTTTCAATATCTAGCAGTAGTATTTTACTCATCAAACTGTTCTCCATTAGGTTTATCTATACCATCTTTAAATCGTTTCTCTACATCACCTGTAGATTTATTTAACTCATATTCGTAGTGGTCACCATCATTACCATTTTGACCTATAGTATCAATACGAGACTGCTTTTTACCAAAGATGCGTTCAAAGTTCTCTTCGCCTTGTTTAGTAAAGAAACCTTTTGTTTGAATACTATCTCCTGTTATATCATTTTTACTCATTGTATTTTCCCTTCAAATACCCAATCAGGAAGGTAGTGCAAATGAATCTCATGACCATCTTCCGTTTCTTCTAATACACAATTTCTTACTACATAATTTGCTATCATCTTTAATAATATCTCTTCTTCTTGTTCATCTATCTCAACAGTCTCAAAAGAGCCATCAGGTCTTAGTCCTTTTACTAACACGCTTTACCCTTTCCGTTTTTGTTTTGATGTCATGGCAACCTTTGCAGAGTACTTGTAAATTATCCGATGAACAAAAGAGCCGTGCAATAAATATATCCCACGACTCGAATCCTTTCTTAGGGCAAACCACAGGAAGGATGTGATCCACCTGAACCTCCTTAGCAGGGAAATTCCCTTTGCATCCAGCACACTCATAGTGCATAGCCAAGCGTTGAGATTTGTCGTTAATTTTTTTACCAACTTGAGCTTCTTTAAGAGATTCATATTTTGGAGGATACCTTCTAAACCCACCTCGTAGGGTAGATGTGATAAATGATTTGAGACGACCTTCAGTCCATTCTTTATTTGTTGCCATTAGCTAATCTTTCAAAATGATGTTTAAACGAGTCATCTAATGAACGAAGTATCCAAAGGCATTGACCATTCATTATCATCCATTCATCATTTTGGTACATTTCTCTAACTACAGAGAACATTCCTTGTTCAGTAAAATATCCAGTGAGGGCTTTCTTAGCTTTAACTGGTCCAATCCCTGCTATACCTTTTATGTTATCAGAAGTATCACCTGTCAATAGTTGAGTGTAGAAGTTCCTAAATCCAGTTTCTTCATCTATGTCATAGAACTCTTTTTTGACGAAGTTGTAGTGCTTTCCAGGCACTTGCAATAGGTCTTTATCTATAGAACAGATGATGCTAGATTCATTTTGATTTATGCCAAGATAATCGTCTGCTTCCATTCCTTCAGCCACTGTTCCTTGCCAACTCTCTACAAGATAGTCTCTAAGAAATTGTAGGTGCTTAGGTTTGGTTGCAGTACGATTAGCCTTGTATTCAGGATAAACTTGCTTCCTGAAATTGTCAGGAGATGTCAAGAATATTTTGTACTCAGATGCTTCCACCTCAGCTAAAGTATTCTCAATCATCTCGTTGACACGATAGACGGCAATAGCCTCGTTGTCATTTTCAGTAGTACAAGCTACACGAAATGCGAATATATCGCCATCTAATAAAGCTTCCATATTATTCTACTTCGCCATCAGCTTCTTTAGAGAAGACATAAGCCTCGAACTGTCGAGCAGTATTGATAACATCATCTACAGATTTACCAGTACCTAACAATTCCACTGCAGTTGATAGAGAAGATTGGCGAATTATATACACCTGTTTCTTAGCTCTTTCTTCTGCTGTCTCATAATTACTACCAATGACTTTACCACCGCCACCAGTTGACTTAGATGCTTCAGCTCTAGGAGGTGCTTCACCTTCTTTAGCAATAGCTTTCCACTGCCAATAATCACCTTCTTTAACTGTGACTACATCAACACGATCACCTTTGCTATAACCCTGAATGTCTTTAAAGACTGCAGGATTGCTAAATGACATAAGTTTCTTACCTTGAACTTGTCCTTGTTCATTCTTGAAACTAACTTGTAATGTCTGATATTGTCCTTTGCCAGTCTTAACTGCCTCAGGTGAACCTACATCAATAATTTCTATAATCATAAATACTCCTTTAAAAAGAACTATTTCTAGTTCTGTATATATATTATACCATATCTATACTACTTGTCAACCCAAACTTCCATATCTTTCCAATTATTTCCAACTTGTACTTCTGCCTTCATTGGGAGATTAAACTCAGTCCCAAACATCTTTTGAAAGTTCTTAGGAACATCTTCAAATACATCTAACATCATCTTTGCTAAAGTATCAGTATGACTACGATCACAATCAATAATAATGGAATCATGAACTGTATTAACAAGTCTCGCCTTTTCATAGTTTAATTTCCTCATTCTGTTATATAAAGATACTCTAGCTATT